CTGAGAAAAGAGAACGAGATTATCCAAAAATGAGAGACTTCGTTCACAAAGCTCTTGCGTCTCAATTTGGAGGCGAGATTCCCAACGGTTTTGAGCTGCCCGAAACGTATGACCCCGATGTTATTAATGCTGGGTTTCTCTCTGCCATTGATCCTAAGAATATTCTTTCGGATATTAGATCAGCTCGGAACCGTGCAGATCAATCACGAGTTACAGAAAGGGGTCAGAATATCGCTTCTGCGGATAGAGCAGCTAGTCGGGCCGATGCAAACACTCGTGCCGCGATTGCACAAGATCGTCAAGACGCTCGCCAACGCAGGTCGATTGAAGCGGCTGATCGGCGACAAGCAGCCTCAGCAGCTATAAAGGACGGGGCTAGTTCTTTCTCTGCCGACGATGTTCGTAGCTGGCCTATTCAAAAAGGGAGCGATGGGAAACGTTATTACGTCAACCCTGAAACAGGCGATGGTGTCCCTGTAAATTCTATTGATAACGCTGACCGGAGACGGTAATTAACTATGGCAACTGTTCGTTTAGATAACGGAGAAGAGATTAAAACCGTTCCGGGATGGGCTATCTCGGGAGGCACTTCCGCGCCATCGTCTTCCACCCAACCCTCAAAGGGTTCGAAAACTGGTGGAAAGATGGTAATCGACGGCAAGGTTGTCGAAACTGTCTCGTTTACACCTGAAAAAGCCCAACCTGCTGAAACTGATTCTCCTGCCACCAAGAGAAAGCAACCGAGTAATATCAAGCAAAGCTCTCTGGCAAAAGAAGCAATAAGAAGTGTTCATTCAACAGCCGGAGCAGCGACCGGTGGTGTTCTCGGAGGTTTGGCAGGGCTGGTTGTAAACCCTCTTGATACTGCACAAGCAGTGGTTCGTTCCACTCTTGCGGCACCTTCTATTCAAGCAGCTCGAAGGGGAGAGGGGCCAGATTGGAGAGAGAAACTATTGTTTCCCGGAGATGAGGGAACAGCGGACTACGCTCAGTATCTTTCTAGGAACCTGCTCAAAACCCCGGAACCGCGTAATACAACCGAGAAAGTTGTTCAAGAAGTGGCTTCGGGTTTGGGTAGTGTTGCGTCTGGTGTCGGAACCGGTAGGGTTCTTGAGAAAGGTGCCCAAGCGGCCGGCAAGGCAACTTCCAACCTCGGAAAGTTCCTTGCAGAAGCGCCTGCGGCACAAGCAGCGGGTTCTGCGGCATTGCCTGTTACTTCTTCGGCTGCCAGTGCTTTAGGGCTTGGTCAAGCTTCTTCGACTGCCGTTGGACTAGTTAGTTCTCTTGCCTTCGGTGGGTTGGCTGGAAGAGCTTTTGATGCGAAAGCTCTTAAGACAACTCAAGCGGAAGTTACACAAGTAACTGATCGCTTGGAAAAGAGTATCCGCCAAGAAAAGGCTGTCGGGGAAGCTACTAAGGCCGGACTAAAAAAGACAGGTAAGGAGACAGCCGAAGGTAAACCTGTTCTTAAGGTCACGGCAGAATCAAAACCATCTCCTAAGGTTCCGGAAAAAGAAACCCCCGTAGAAGGGATAAAGGTTTCAGAAACAACCACGTTGGTTGATACAGGACGTAAGACCACAACTGGTAGGCCCATCTTCTCCGCTAAGGTTACCAAAACGCCTGATGTTCCTGAGATCGAGCAATTCTCTACAAAACCTCAACCGAGTAAGGCTGTTCAAGAAGCGACAAAGATCGTAGAGGAGACCACGAAGGGATGGAAGAACCCTCCGAAGATTAATATTGTTGACACCCTTGCTGATCTTCCAGACACGGTGAAAGCCGCTGCCAAGAAAGCAGGAAAGGGTGTCAAAGCTTTCGTTGATGACGTCACTGGTGAAGTGTTTGCTATTGCTAAGGCGCACTCTTCCCCCGAAGCTTTGAAAGCAACCATCTACCACGAAGCTTTGGGCCATACTGGTTTGAGCAATTTGTTTGGTAAACAGCGGGACGCCCAACTCCTTAAACTATACAATGAAAGTCCTTTTCTTCGTAACAAGGTTGACCGCTGGATGGAAGCTAATCCAGAGGCTTATCCTTCTGTGTCCGATAGAAGAGCAAAGGCAAGGGCGGTTGATGAAGTCTTTGCCAGTATGTCAGAACAAGGGGGACCACAAACCCTCTCAAAGAAGTTCCTTGATGTAGCCGAAAGACAGATACGACAGTTTGCCCGTCGTATGGGTTTCAAGAATGTCGATTATACGGAAAAGGAAATCCGTGCTATTCTCGCTAAGGCACATGAAACAGTTACTGAGGGGACAAATGTAAAGCCTGTGAAGGGGAAATCATCTCTTCGATTTTCTCGTGAGGGTCCTCTCGGGATGAAATCTCTTTCGGAAGATGCCTTTGACACTGTTAGCGATATTTCAGAGTTTCTTGAAGTGGTTGGGGCTAAGGCATCTCCGAAGACTCCTCGGACCATTGAAGAGATTAAACAAGGTTCGAGAAAGTTCCGAGCAAGAGACCTTGCCAAGAGCCAGAACCTTGAGCAAAAAGAGATTGCTGAAAGAACGGAAGCAGTAAAGACTGCTCTTGCGTCTATGGGCGATGAGTTTAACCGTCTCACTTCTTCGGTCGCACTCGGAGCTTCTCCGGTAAAAGATCAACAAAGATTGTTTGTTCTTCTGAATCGGGCGCTTTCGATGGCTGAATATGCAAGAGGGAATATCTCAGAGTCCGCCCGTGTGTTGAGACTTGCCCAAGAGATGTCTCAAAGCACCAAAAGAATGAAACAACTCTTTGACGAGGCCGTCAAGAAAGGTTCTTCGGACGAAGAGATCATGTTGATCTTCTCTCGCGGCTACCAAGAAATGTTGAGAAGCGGTGGTAAAGATGCGGCTATGAACTTTATTATCCGTTCAGCACCCTCTTTCCGCCACGAGATTTCTGTCTTTGACAAGGCTCAGTCCATTATCTTTAATGCGATGCTGGGTCATGTGAAGACTTGGGGTTTGACCGGGATTAACGTGACTTCAACAACGATGAACATGCTCTTCGAGGGAGCAGAAATTTGGACTAGGGCGGGCTACAGCGCTGTCTTTAGGCCGTTTGACATAGATCGAACGACCTTTTCCGAAGCCGCTTCCATGACGTTTGGATACCTCCACGCTCTTCGGAACTTCCGTATGTATGATCAAATGTTTCAAGCCCTCGCACATGGGGCTGATCCTACAGCTCCCTTGACTAAGTTTGGGGTGAGGCCGAGATCAATCAAGAACCCGGCAGCCAGCGCTATCTTTGAATTGCCTAGCCGTGTTATGTCAGCCGAAGATGCGTTCTTTCAGAATGTGCAACGGATGGCTACCTTGCACCGGTTGGCAGCACGAGAGGTTATGCAAAAGAACCCTTCGCTGTCTTTCGGCACCAAAGCTTTTAATAAAAAACTGGCTGAGGTAGTGAAGAACCCGTCGCAGAAGATGCTTGACGAGGCTGTAGATCAAGGTCGCAGAATATCGTTCCGGGACCACGATAAAATCTCCCGAGTGACAAAGAAGTTGCAGTCGTTCTACAAACCCAAATATGGTTTGAAAGAGGATGCGAAAACAGGAGAAAAGTATATCGGAGTGGTTGATTCCAAACCGATGCGAGCAGGAAAACTTCTTCTATCCACCATGCTTCCGTTTACCTCAACCCTCGACAGGGTTCTCTCTCAAACTCTTGCTAAATCCCCTCTCAGGGTTTTCCACAAGAACTTTTGGAGAGATATGCAAGCGGGTGGTGTAAAGAGAGAAGCCGCCCTTGCTCGCCTAGGTTTGGCCGGAGCCTTTACAGTCTATGTGATGGACAGAGTTGACAAGGAAGAGGTTACAGGAACTCCTCCGATCAACTGGCAGAAAGCCCTTGCTCTTGAAGCTGGGAAGCCTTTCGAAGCAGTGAAGTCTAAAGATGGAAAGACCTACGAATCTTACCACGGTATCGACCCCTTGGCGGGCATTGTTTCGACCATCGCTAACGCAAATAGAAACCTCGATATGTTGGAACCGGGTTCCAATGTCTTCGACGGTATTGAAGCGACCTCTCTTGCTCTTATGAGCGGTATGAGCAATCTGTCCTTTGCTAACAGTCTTGCTAACGTGGCTGAGGCAGCTTCGGCGAGTGTGGCTATCACCCAAGGTGATGAAGCAAAGGTCCGAGATGTAACCCGTTTGGCAGGAAACACTGTTGCCGCTCCTTTTGCCCACAACCTCGTGAAGTATATCAACGAGAAGTTCTTTGACTCCTACCAAAGAGATACAAGGGGAACTATGGGTTCCATGGATCGTTTGATCGGCAGAGTGGAAGGGACTTGGCCCGGTCTGTCTAGCAAACTTCCGAAGAAGCACGATGTCTATGGCAGGGAGATGAAGAACAGGTTGCACAATCGCCCTGTGGAGAAAGACCCCGCTGTCATTGAACTCCATAGAATTGAGTCGATGGTTCCTCAAGTAGTCGTTGGACCTGTTGGAGCTACCGTAAAGGAACAAAAGCTCAACGCATCACAATACCAAGAGTATCAAAAGAGAGCCGGTGGTTACTTGCTTGATAGTTTTCGAGAACGAATAAAGGAATCGGATTGGGAGGATAAACCGCTACCTCTTAAAATCCAAGAGATAACCAAAATCCGGGATAAAACAAGGAGACAAGCTCGTGATGAGCTCTTCCCTGCCTCCTCTTAAAGTAGAAAGGAGACTCTTTCGAAACATGCACTCCGACTCAAGTGGAAGAGGGAACCTTGTTGATTTTCTTTCTCTCGGCACATTCGCAGGCTACCTAGTGAATTTACTTCCGACCCTAGCTCTTATATTTACTGTGATCTGGTCTCTCTTTCGGATACTAGAGATGCAAACGACTCACGCTTTATTTTATAGATTGTTCAAGGTAAGACTTGATCAGTGGCTAGTCCTTCCTTCGAACATCCTAAAGGATAAGAATAAAAATGACTGAATTTAATACCAAGACTATTGCAGGAGGTGTAACGGGTATCGTCGCAGCCTTAGCTATCGCTGTCTCGACTATTGCCCCTTGGGAGGGAAAGAAGAATGACCCTTACTTGGATATTGTAAGTGTTCCAACTGTTTGTTACGGGGAAACCCGAGTCCCTATGAGACGCTACTCAGATCAAGAGTGTAAGGACATGCTGACGAAGGCGACCAAGGAGTTCCAATCAGCTGTTCTTCGTTGCACACCAGTGTTGGAAAAGCACCCCTACCAGTTGGCGGCTGCTACCAGTTTGTCTTATAATATCGGTTCAACTGCTTACTGCGGTAGCACCGTGGCTCGAAAGTTCAACCAAGGGGATTTCAAAGGAGCCTGTAATAGTTTTGGAGCGTGGCGTTTGGCAGGTGGTAAAGTGGTTCAAGGGTTGGTTAACAGACGAAAGGCAGAAACGAAACTATGTTTGACAAACTTACCATAGGTCTAATTGCCCTTGCTCTTATCACGAGCTTCGGCTGGTATGTCACCAATCAACACCTGCAAAACTTGAAGGCGAGTTATGTCGGTGCCCAAGTCCAAGCTAAGCTTGATATGCAAACTTTGAAGCTTAAAAAGGAAAGCGAATACAATGCTCTTCGAAAAGAAATGGACGTTCAGTATGACGACCTTGTTAGCCGCTACAATGATACTCTTGCCAAGCTGCGCCAAGACGTTAAGGGTGGCTCCACAAAAGGCGGAGCTATCATTGTGTCCAAGTCCCCCGGAACCTCCGAGAGCTCTCTTGGAGAAGGTGGAGATACCTTCTTTCCTATCACCTTAAGAGATGCTCATATCTGTGCTACGAATACTGCAAAGGCACAGATTGCCCACGAATGGGTGATGTCCTTTCAAGACTAGCTCTCTTAGACTAGATAAATAAAAAAGACCCCGGAAGGTTGTTAAGCCCTCCGGGGTTTTCTTTGTTAGTGCTTCATATTTCGCTATTTATGAGACACAAACTTCTTTGTGGTGTTTAAGTGAGACACAACCTAGACAGAACACGAACCACCTTTTCCAGAGATGTCGCAGATGTCGTGAGTCTCTATACCGCTTTCCTCAAACTCTTCTCCAATCTTTTCGCTCGCCTCTCTATAAGCGACTGGGGTGAGAGGTTGACCGCCTCGTGAACCATCAGGATAAACTGTAAAGCCACGAAGCCTAGGAGCATATTTGGCAAGTGTCTTAGCAAAAGCCGATACGGTATCTTCATTGTTCAGTTCTGTTCCCCATGCTGGAAGATTAATAGTTGAAGAGATAGCATGGTCCACGAAGTCTTGAATATCTGCTTGAAAGGCAATCCTTCGCTCGTAATCGTTGGCGAGGTCAAGAGCAGATTCAATCTTGTCGGGATCAATTCCTGTCTGGTTGATTATGTCTTGGGCCGTAGCATCAATAACATACTGATAGTGCCACTCTTTGCCCTTTAGATACCTTCTCTTGTAGGCTACAGCAAAGATAGGTTCAATGCCTGTGCTAGTCCCCGCAAGGATACCGAGGGTTCCAGTAGGAGCAACCGCTCGTTGTTTAACCGGTCGAGAGATACCGAGTTTGTCGGCAAACTTCCGAGAGGCCGTCTTACTACCGTCTCGATAAACAGCCAACCACTCCTTAAGCTCTGGAACAACTTCATAACGATAGTTCCGCTTAAGCAACCACTCGTGAAGACCCATCAAACCAAGACCAAGGCGGCGGTTCTTTTCTCGTGTCCGATAAATCTTTTCGAAGGGGAGGTCTGCCTTTAGGGTTCCGCAGACCAAGAACTTAGTAGCCAACTCCACAATGCTAATAAGCTCTTCTCGACTTTCGATCTTGCCGAAATTCAGAGAACCGAGATTACAAACGTCCCCGTCGTCTCGACTAGTTACCTCTGTGCAAGCGTTACGGAGTGTCTCTCCTTCGTTCTCATAGAAGTCAAAAGAGAAACCCGGCTCACCTGTCCGCAGGGCTTGGGCCACATTGGTGAGAAAAACAGGATCAAGTTCTTGAGTTTGGCGGAAACGCTCGGCCCATTCAGTATCGTAAAGAACGGAGATGTTGGTCATATCAAGAGGGGCGGGAAAGTTGAAATCTTGCTTCTTGATATCAGCGTAGGTGAATCCAGTGGTGCCAACTGGAAGACGGTCCCAATCCTTCGAGTAAAGGAACTCCCAAATATCGGAATGTTTCCAATTCAAACCCGCCCAGATGGCGGAACGGCGAGACCCACCTTGCATAACCCTTCGACCAATTTCGTTAATCATCTCGATCTTGGGAATAGGTCCAGATGCTAATCCACCAGTCCTCGAAAGGAGCTCGCCGCGTCCTCGATAGATAGAGTAGTCGTTACCAACCCCGCCCCCTGTCATAAGAGCATTCTCAACCTTCCAAGAGGTGTTAGCCCAATCTTCTCGACTATCTTCTTCGGACTTGAACAGGAAACAGTTATTGTAAGCCTTAAGCTTACGGCCCGCATAATAAAGGTAGCGGCCGCCGGGTATGAACTTCATATCCTTAATATACTGTTCGAGTTCGTGGATATCTGAATACGGCATATGATCGCCACAAACATCCCAAACAAGTGTGCGAGCTAGTTCATCCCATGTCTCGGCCCCTTCGTGACGGTATTTCTGATTGAAGATAGTTTCCGAGAACTGGGAACGGAAGATCGGATTGGTGTTAGATTTATATATTTTAGATATCCTTTTCTTCGTTTAAGTATTTCCAAGAGACTGGAAAGAGTGGTTGAATTATGTTTGAAATCTTTAGAGCGATGTCTCTTGTCTCTTTCTGAGCATCTGGATCGGACCGAAGGAAGTAGACTCTAGCATAGGCCGCGAGAGAACCTGTCCAAAACCACTCTGTCATCGTTGCTTGTGGCAACACCATTCGGGCTTGTTCCGGGCACACACCTACCCTAAGCATTTCGCTGTAAGCGATGTTAGCTTCTCGAATAGCCGCATTATAGAGTAAGTCCGCATATCCCATAGAGAGAGGCCCTACAAGGTCTCCGCTACCCTGTTTCATTGATCCTTCGGGAGCCTTTCTCCACCCTTCTTCTGGGTAAAAGATTTCAGGAGGGTCATTAACATACCTTCGACTCACCTCATTCTCAATGAACCCTTGCTTGTGTTTGAATAACTGGGTCCGAACAAAAATAGGAGCTTTGATCCGAAGAGTAATTGAAGGGTGGGCAAAAGGTGTCCAGTGTTTGTGTCGCGCAAGGTATCGAATGAGTTTCTCATCACTCTCTTCGAAGACTTCTTTGCGCTTATTAAAGGACACCCTTGCAGCATTTACTACGAGGAGATCATCACCAGAGTGAGTAATATACTCTACTTCACACCCGTTCATAATTTTTCCAATCTAACCATTCAATGTTTGGTTCCCAGTCCCACTTCCAGTCCCAAACGAACCAAGCGAACTGCATAGGGCCGCTCTTCGTTGCCTCTTCGGGGGTTGGTAGCCGACCTCTCTGCATAGGAACCCGACGAGACATGACATACACAGTCTTGAGAGGAGTATACGGGAACCATTTACCGCGCTTCTGGCCTTCGAGGAAAGCCAATCGAAGAAACATGGCCACCTTACCTCTCCAAGGCTTCGTAAGTTCGAGACCCCGCTGGACGAACTCTTGAGCTAGTCCAAAGGGAGGGTTGGTGATGATATCATACCCCGGTTGATCAGGAAGCTCCTCTGAAAGGAAATCGACGCCGCTTACTCCGAACATTCTATCGTGGAGATCAGAATACCAAATAGCATCTTTATCGTATTCTTCAATAACCTTTACCATATCTCCTTCTCCACAAGCCGGTTCCCAAACACTCGGGGAAAAGGTTTCATTTTCCATTAATGCTCTTGTAGCAGCGGGCCATGTTGGATAGTAGTCTTCGGGGTGTCTGTTCTCAGGATCGTGAAGCTTATATTTCATATATAAAACTCAACAAGATAAGAAAAAGAAAATAGAAAACAGTTACACCGAGAGGAAAGGCAAAGCCAAAGACTAAGCCGGTAATGAATGTGTTAAGCACACTTACAAACCTCTCATATCAGGTGCTTCGTAAGTGTCTGGTTTCAGAATCTTACCGTCGTCACGATACTTGATCTTACCATCAACCACCTTTGTCATATTCGACTCGTGGACTCTTCGGAAAGCTTCATCCGCTGGAATATCAAGGAAGAGGGCGGCTTGAGAGACCACATATTGAAGGTCTGCCCACTCTTTACAGACGTTGGCACGAGCCTCCTTTGTCTGTTTTGTAATGAGTTCTGTTACAGCATCAAAGAACTCCCCTAGTTCCTCTGAAATCATGTGCATAATGGCAGGAGTTTCAAGAGAGTCGGGATGGAACTTACCTCTTCGAGTCTTGCTGACAAATTCATCAACCATTTCTTCACGAGTCACTGTCGGCATCTCCGTCCAAAGCTTTTCTTTTCCAGTAGTTAGCGCTGGTTCTTTTGTCTTGTTTATGGCGTTCATAATTCTTTCTATCGCGTTTGTTCGTCTTCCAAACAAGACGTTCCTCTGCATTTCTCTTTCGACGCTTTAAGAAACGTTCTCGTTCTTCTTCTTTAGTCAACATTTTCTTTCAGTTTCAATTCAAGAACTGCCAAGGCGTTCCAAGCCGCATGGGCTAGATGAAGAAACCCACTCTCAGAGTCAATCTCTTCACCTTTGGCGACCGAAGTCAGATGCCGAAGATTCGCATCTTGATAGCGAGATACCGCGTCTTCAAGTAGTCGCCAATTGCCCCAATCATATTTTTCAGCACCGAAGACAGAGACTTTTGCCACTTCTTCAATCGCTCTTGGAAAGTATTCCAGAAACCCTTTGTTGATGTTTGGTTTGCCTTTGTCATGTTTAATTCCATCCTGTTGTTCTTCAATAATTAGTTGGGCGTATTCAGAAGGTTCGATCATTAATTAGGTTTCTCTCGCCCGTGGCCTACACTGCTGAGAAGAACACACCTTTGAAACGCTTCTGGGTCTGTGAAATAATGCTGGGTTCCACTCTCGTCAATGTAGACGAACAAATCATAATCGTCCTCCAACTCTAGATCAGGTTGCGGGGATGTTGGCTCGTTCAAGGATTTCATTCCAATTTTCTAAGATTTTATCTTCAAAAGATTCAATAAGTTCGCCCGAAGAAATATCCAGAATATCTATCAAGTCCTCGGGCAAGAGGTTTTCTGAAAGCAGGTCTTTCATCTCCCAACTAAGTCTATCAATTAACATTTCGCCCTCTTTTTACACAACTTTCTTTCTAGTTCCTGATTGCCAAGAACCGCAACTTTGACATTGAAGTCGCTGAATTTGATACATACGCGTCCTCCGATAACCTCTTCGTTGCATTTTACTTGAACCACAGGAACCACAAGTGGGACTGGGACCGGCACTGGGAGCAAGAGGGTGATCAGTAATATACGGTTTCAACACCTTATAAAGTCTCTCTGTAAGCCGAACGTCTTGCAAACAGTAACGTTCCATCTTCTTTTGAGCCTTTGTATCACCTGAAAGAACCCTTGGCCACAGTTCAAATCCGCCAGTAGGAAGTTTCTTTCCAAGACCAAGATAAGGACCTGCAAAACCTAGTTTACGAGAGAAGAACTTTGTCTTTCGAATGGTTTTGTAGAGGTCGATCGAAGTCAAAGGTGGAAGAGGCGGTAACCGATGTTTGATCATCTCGCCGAAGAGGAAAGGGAGATCGAAAGAATCACCGTTATAGGTAACAACTGCTGTGCTTTCGGTTAGCAAGTCGTTTACCTGTCGGAGCATTTCATATTCGCCGTGCTCCCACACCGAAAATAAGAAACTCTCTCGACTTTCGATAACCCTGACACCGACACACAAAATGCCAGTAGGCTCAATGATCTGATCTAGGGAGATATTCTCCTTAAACCCTTTCCAAACATATGCAGTAGCCGGGCGAGTTTCAATGTCAAGAACGATTGTCTTACTCATAGAACCATTCCTCAGGAATACTTCCAGCGGCCCACTTAAAGCCGTGTTGTTCGGCCCACTCCCAATATTGCTTACTGTTTTTAGCTTTAGTTAGTTTATTATTAGGTCTCTGAAAGACCAATCTAATGTCCACTCCGGGATTTTCCTTTCGAACTCGTAGCATCTTTGTTCTATCGCTCCCTGTAAACCTTCCCTTTGCTTCTACTAAGACGCCGTTAGGGAGACGGTAATCAGGTTGATAGTTTTGAACACGAGTGTAAGAGAGTTTTGCATCCTTCGGCTCGTATTCTAAAGACCTACGGTTTTTAATAGCTTCTTCAAATAGTTTCCTTTCGAAACCTGACCGGAACTTGTGTTTAGTCATTATCGAGAGGAACTTCGGGAACCTTTGGAGGTTTAACAACAGAGGTGAAATACTTGACGCCGTTAGAGTATTGAAAAGCCCGCAAGTTAGGATGACACTTGGTCTTGCACGGGCAGAACTTGCAACCATCGTTCAGAACCATGTTACCAGATTTACCGTCAGATTGTGGAGGCAAGCAGACCTTCGGAGGCTCGGTCTTAGCAAGAATCTTCTTTAGATGTGCCACCCTGGGGACCGGATCAAACTGCTTCACAATGTCTGCTGGCACGTAGGTGATAGCAAACTCCCCGGATGATTTATTCAAAGGTATAAACGCAGCCCCCTCTCCGGGTGTTAGAACGTTTGCGTATCCTCCAAGCTGTGCAAGATACCCGAACGTATCGTTGGACATCAAATCGTCGAGGTTCAACAGCTTTGGGTAGAAGAATGGATGTGCGGTCTTCAAGTCAACTACAATACCATCGACCACCGCGTCCACGTGACCCTTCACCCCATCAACTTCAACCTGCTGTTGTTCAGCTTCAACAGTGTGACCAGCCTCCCGAAAGAGGAAGCAAAGAACCTTTTCAATCAGGTCGCCCAAGAGGAACGTCATACCCTGTTTAAGCGAAAGATTTTCCTTCGCAATAATTTCAGGGTCTTGATTGATGAACCAAAGACGTTTATCGGGTTGCCCTAGTGATGAAAAACGAAGAACTCGAATCTCTTGTTCGCTCTTGGGGTAGTTGAACCGTTCGCGAAGCATTTCCTTTAAGTCATCAACGAGTTTATCAAGGTTAGCATCGTTTACTTCGTGAGGAACACTCTCATCAAACAGTTTAGCTACGTCGGCCGGAAGTTCAAGAAGTTTCTCTAGGTTCGGTTCTTGAAGCTCGAATGAGTTTACGTCTGTTGGTGTTTCGTTCATAGGGATGGGTTGCTTTGACACTTAACCATTGTATTTCTCTCGGTTCCCCTTTCTTTATAGGTAACATTCGAAGGAAGTCTTCACGTTTGAACTTATCTTCTAACTCTTTAGCTATCTCGTTTTGCGTCGTCGATTCCAGTTCAACATCTACCTCGAACATCTCAAGTTGGACGCTTCGTCGAATAGTCGTGTATGTGTATATTTTACCCATAGGCAATTTTCAAAATGGTATTTTAACAAGGAGCCGGTTATGACTATCCGGCGTAACTTTGCGCAGTTACCAATTTAGCAAGGAGTCCACGACTACCTCTCGTGGCGAGGGCACTTTATTAAATGTTAAAAGGGGATTTCATCCTCGTCAAAGTCGTCACTATCGTCGGACGTAGGTGAGTCATCTTCATTTGCTTCTTTCAAAGCAGCTTGATACTCGGCGTAGAATGGGTCGTCCTTGTCCAGTTCTTCAATTTCCACTCCACCACCAGTATAGGGAACCAGCTTAAGAACACGAATAACTCGGACGTAGATACCCTTTACTTGGCCGTAGTCCACAATATCAAAAGTGACATCAATATCAGAGCCGTTGCCAATAAGAGTCTCTTGGTCCCAATCCTTACCTGTAATATCAACCACCTTCATCGGGCGGTTAGGGGTTCCATCTGCACGAGCAGCTTTTTGCTTAAACCGGATGAACGGTTGTCCATTAAACTCCGAGTCTTCCTTGTCGATAGACTTGATTTTGCTACCGAGCTTAAAAGCCTTGAGCTCCTTGACAGCAGATTTACTAAGGATAACATCAACGGTCCATTCTTTACCGTCCTTGTTATAGTTTGGAACAGGCTCGCCGAGAATCTTTGCGAACCATGTTTTACCACGAATCGTAAGCCGTGGGCGATCAGTTTTAGCCATACCTTTTAAGGTGTCCTTTCCTATCCTTTATACTCATACTATACCAAATTTTTCGAGGTTTGTCAAGAACTATTTTCTTCCAGATATTCGTAGGCATCTTCAACACCCGGCCAGTTATCAACCCCGACTGCTCTCAAGGCTTCCAGAAAATCTGAGTCCTCTTTCAATTTCTCATATTGTTCTCTCTCGATGGTTATAAGGTCGTCCTCTATCACTTTAATTTTCCTACTAGGCTGAAACAGACTCTTTGTTAATTCATCTATGATACTTTGTTCCTCTTCGCTGGAAAGATAAGGAGAAAGCTTTGGAAGAGTTTCCCCAAACATTTTCCGATAGGCATTAGCCCATTTCTCTTGTGATTTGTTTAGTGAGTCTCCGCCCATGTCATTCCAATCTTTGCATCACATTCAATGGGAACACCATAATTCATTAGTTCCCCAGCCTTCTTGAAAGCGATCGGGCAAACTTCAAAGGCAAACTCTTGTGAGTGTTCCTTTAACACATCGTTTTGCCATTCATCGTGAATATCTCCTACCTTTAGAACATCTAATCTCCTTCTTCGAATCAACAGATCAGCAAGAATAGCTGCCTGTTTCATAATACGGTTTTCATCACCTTGCAAGAGGTATCCGAGTCGTGTGTGAGGTTGATTGACAACAAGAGAAGTCCCATCAATCAAAGTAATTCGATTCGTCCGTTCAACTTCACCTTGCAACCTATTCAAAAGTTGTTCAAGACCCGGAAAGTTGACGATAAACTGTTCTTTAAGCTCCTTTCCATCCTTCGGAGACCCTCCAATTATCTCTCCAACCTTGGCGTCCCCTGCCCCGAGGAGGAAAGCGTAGATAAACGTCTTTGCCATATCTCGTGTAGGAAAACCCCCAATCTTTTGATTATAATCATGAGGAGAGCCGTAAACAACAGCCTCAGTAAACTCAGGGTTGTTTAGATAATGGGCAAGAACCCTTAGCTGAATACCTTTAGCGTCAACGCCAACAAGGACACGCTTGAGAGGGTCGCGAGTGACCCAAAGATTACGTGCTTCATATTGAAATTTTCCTTTCTCTCCTAGAAGTGGTTTTCCTGTCTCGGGGTCTAATCGAACCGCAGGAATGTTAGCAGTATTAGGGTTACTATGACGATAGCGAAGAGTGTTAGCCAACCAGAGTTGACCGTGTATACAACCAGTTGAATCGTTAAAGGACTCCATCCAAGTGTTGATCATGTTAGCAAGATAAGAAGTGTTCAACCACTCTGCAATAAGCTCAGGACCCTCTCCTGCATTGTTGGTTGCCAGAAACCTCTCCAACGAAGGAACAAGCTTTCCCTTTACAAAGGGTCTAGGAAGCCCTGTGGGCGTCAACTCGTTAGGAAGGGGCTTCCACCCCATCTCTAGGAGTTTCTCGTTCCGTTGGTCAGGAGAGCCGATATTAAAGGCTACATTACCATAGCAGTCGTAGGTTTTCTTATCAGGAGAGACCACCACCTTCTCATATTGAGCCGAATGAGACTGAAAGAACTTACTAGGTTCTCCGTCCTTTCGATAGGGGTTCTTGTAAGTTCGAATCAACTGTAAGGTGGGTGGCCATATCTCATAAATCCGTTTCTCAATTTTTTCTTGGCGTTCTCTAAGATGAGAGAACAGTTCTAAAGCTCCTGAATAGTTGAACGCAAAACCATTTTTGCGCTGCTTTTGGATCAGTTGCCAAGACCTGTGCTCAATCTCAATACCCTTTGCCGAGTATTCGTGCTTTTGCATAAGGCGACACAGAGTGAGATACAAACTGTAGGTCACTTCGACATCTTGTTTACAGTATTCTAACATCTCCGGGGAGAACTTTTCAAAGTCAGTGAAGCTTTGCTTATAAACCTTGAGTCGTTTACCCCATGAATCCAGAGAGTGTCCCCCTTGGATACTTGGAGAATACATCATGGAGAGCAACATGGTGTCCACAATGTTTTTGATTGTGAGTTTCGTTCCTAGGAGCCGGTTCAGTGTCGGGGCGTCATATCCGATGAAGTTATGGCCAACCAGAAAAGAATTAGTCCGAATAATAGAATCAACAAAAGCCTTTATCTCCTTCTGATCTGTGCTTGAGAATACCTTTCGTGTTTTAACATTCTTTGCCACGAAACACCAAATACGTGTCGAAGGAATAGGGTCTCCTTCAATATCACAAATCCAGTGCTTCTCTGATGGGGTTAGGTAGGGTATCATTTGTTATGCAACTTCTCCAAACTCCATCTCGTCGCCGATAATAGCACCACCACTTGTGAACACGTTAATCTGTTCTTCGTTCAGCTCTTGGAGTCTACCTGTGTGCTTGTTATACCACAACCAACTTGCTGGCCCTGTGTAGCCACAGAACCTGTTCTTTTCCACAATTACCTCCGTTACATTCCTACGCCATTCATTTGCGTCTGTTTTGTCACGGACCAATCGAATGACGATGTTTGAAAGTTGTTCTACCCCGGCTGTTCCCCTGATCTGTCCTTGCCGGTTAGTGTGAATAACACAAATAACACAAATGTCAAGTTCAACTGTCAAGGTTTTGATCTTTGTTGTTATCTCATCGAGTTGCTTTCTTTCATCTCCTGATTGATCTGAAACGATAATAGACAGGTGGTCCAAGACAATATACTTACAACCCGAAGCTGCCATGTATCGAATCTTATCGAGAACAGTTTCGATTTCATTACTACCGAACGAGTCCCACATCACAGCGCGGTTGTGGTTCAAGACTGTTTCGAAAGCGTTCTTTAGTTCTTCCTCGTTCCGTTCAACGTCGGGAAGGTGATACGGAACACCGTTATGGATACTCAAAAGACCTAGGGCAGTGTCTCCAATCGGTTCTTCAAGGTGAAGGAAACCTACCCCGTAACCCTTTTCAATAACATCTGGTTCGGTAAGCAACTTGTGTTCAATTGTCTTGAGCACAGAGGTTTTCCCCACCCCTGTATCAGCGGTAATGGTGACGAGTTCCGAAAGGCGGAGACCGTAGGTGAGAGTGTTCAAGCCTTCCCAAGGATAAAGAACTGTAAACTTTTGCTCTCTCTTTTGGATAGCATCCCAAAGCTCTACACCCATTTTAAGCTCGTCAGGCTTGTATACAGGTGCTTGCCACCATTCTCGAAGGAAGTGCTGACCTTCGGAAGCCAAGAGGTAATCACTTGGGTCTTTGTGTCGTTGAAGAGTAAGGACCCTTACCTTGCCGAGAGGAAACGGCAGAGAAAGAATTTCCTTTACCGCTCTTTTACCAGCACTGTCGTTGTCCATGCAAATGACGATGGACTGAAACGAGTTAAGATATTCGAAGTTCCATTGAATATCCCGGTGGGCTGTAGAAGCCGAATGGACGCTCACACAGGGGTATTTACTCCCTGTAAGCTGATAGACAGCCATCGCATCGTCTTGGCCCTCTACGACCGTTATAGCCTTAGCACAACCGGGTTCAAAAGTGTGTTGACCAAAGAGACCGAGTTCGGTGTTACGAAGGTTTCCCTCGC